AAAAAAGATTTCATTACAAAAAAATTAGCTTTAGGTGATTTAGAATTACATAAAGTTAGGATATTAAAAGAAGTAGAAGCAATAGAAAAAGTGTTTTTACAAAGCGAAAAAGATTTAGCAAAAAAATACGGAGCTGATTCTATAATTAATATGGAGACAGGTGAAGTAACTCAAAAAGAAAAACAAGATGTCAAAAATTAGTCAATACCCCGTTGTTCAAGCTGCAGCAGACGATTTAGTTATTGTTACTGCTCCTAACGCTTCTCCTTCAAATGCAACTAAAAATGTTACAGTTGGTTCGATAGCGCAATTTGCAGCACAAATACAATTAGGTTATGATGTGTATACGGCTCTTGTAAATCAAAAAACAACAGACGACCCTGTGGCTATAGAACTTAATAATACTACGGGAGCAACAATGACTTGGAAACGTGTAGGGCAAGGTTCGTATACAGTAGATGCGTCTGCAGCTATTTTTCCTGAAGATGAAACTATAGTTTTTTTAGGTGGTGGTGAACAAGAGGATTGCTCAGTCACTTGGGAATGGTTTGATGATGACACTATTGAGATATATACTTATGACTCTACAGGAGCTTTTGCCGATGATATCTTACAGAGATACTCTTTTGAGATTCGTATTTACAAATAAAATTAAATGAACGACATAAGAAAAATTGCAGTCGGTCCTGACTATAAATCAGGAGCAATGCACTACATAGTAGGACAAGACGTTCTAAACGGAACGCATCATATTCATCTTATAAAATATGATACATCAATGGATTCTTTTAAAATATGGATAGCATCTAACAATAAAGATGAGGTTGTGTTATGGAAAGAGTTTACTAGTATGCCTGTGTCAATAGAATACAATATAAATTTTTGAAATCTCCCTATTTATTTATTGCAAAACCCATAGATGGTAAAAGATATAATAACACTAAAAATATCGGTGGCATAGATTTTATTGTCAATACTTCAGAAGAAAATCATAAAGCATCCAATAGATTTGCCACAGTAATATCTACACCAATCAAATATACAGGTCCTGTTAAAGTGGGAGATACTTTAGTTGTACATCATAATGTGTTTAAGTTTTATAACGATATGTATGGGAGAAGAAAAAGCGGTAGAAGTTATTTCAAAGACGATTTGTTTTTTATTGAGCCTGACCAATTTTATATGTTTCATAATGGAGAAAAATGGAACACACACGGTAGATATTGTTTCACTAAACCAATTCCGGTAGAAGATTCGTATATTTATAAACCATTTAGTGAAGAACCATTAATGGGTGAAATAAAATATAGTAATGATTATCTTAGGTCTAAAGATGTTAACGAAGGAGATAAAGTTTGTTTTCAGCCTGATTCCGAATATGAGTTTGAAATAGAAGGTGAAAAACTATACAGAATGTATGACCACCAAATAACAATAAAATTATAATATGGATTCAGTAATAAAAAAAATAGTAGAAGAAACTCCAAACGATATGGAACTTGGGGAAAAAATTAGACAACTGTATTGGAAAAATAGAGAACAATGGACTCAAAAACTTTAAAAAAAAATATCATACAAGCCGGGATGAGAGCGGTAGAGCAATTAATTAAAGTTGCAAAAGAGGATATTATAAAGCCTGACCCTGAAGATGAGTTAGCAGCAGACAGATTAAAAAATGCAGCAGCTACAAAAAAACTTTGCATTATGGATGCATTTGATATATTAGCTAGAATAGAGGCCGAGAAAAACATAATTGATGCCGAAGAGAAAGGACCAAGTAAAATAGATACAAAACAAGGATTTGCAGAAAGAAGGTCTAAATAAATTATATAGAGTTATAGAGGAGGCTATACCTAAGAACGTTATTTCAAATAAAAATAGAAATAAAAGTTGGTTGTATGGTTACAATGAAAAATATGACTTAGTAGTTATTTCTAAAACCGGACAGATTGAACAAGTTATAGAAGTAAATGGATTGTTAATAGCTTTACCGAAAGCTCCCAAGTCTCTTCAAAGAGACAAAGATTATTGGGAAAGAAAAGAAATACCAAAACCACTTAGCAAAATAAACTCCATATTCCAATGGAATACAATGCCGGATACTTTTAAGTCAAGATGGGTGGATTATATTGAAGATGAGTTTGATAAAAGAGAATTAGGGTATTGGTTTATGAACAACAAAGTTCCCACCTATATCACAGGAGCTCACTATATGTATCTTCAATGGACATCTATTGATGTTGGTTACCCTGATTTTAGGGAAGCTAATAGAATCTTTTATATTTATTGGGAAGCTTGTAGGGCTGACCATAGATGTTTTGGAATGATATATTTAAAAATAAGACGTTCAGGTTTTTCATATATGGGTTCTTCCGAGTGTGTAAACACAGGAACATTAGCTAAAGATTCAAGGGTTGGAATACTTTCAAAGACAGGTTCGGATGCTAAAAAAATGTTTACCGATAAGGTTGTACCTATTTCTAATCGCTTGCCTTTTTTCTTTAAACCCATACAAGACGGTATGGATAAACCAAAAACAGAACTTGCATTTAGAATACCTGCTGCGAAAATTACAAAGAAAAATATGTATGATATTGCAGACGAAGAGTTGTATGGCTTAGATACCACTATAGATTGGAAGAACACAGATGATAACTCATATGACGGAGAAAAGCTTTTGTTATTAGTTCACGATGAAAGTGGTAAATGGTTGAAGCCTAACAACATATTAAACAATTGGAGGGTTACAAAAACTTGTTTAAGATTAGGAAGTAGAGTAATTGGAAAATGTATGATGGGGTCAACATCTAATGCATTGAACAAAGGAGGTTCAGAATTTAAAAAATTATTTAATGATTCCAATCCTCATAACCGAAGTAAGAATGGACAAACAAAAAGCGGTTTATATAATTTGTTTATACCAATGGAATGGAACTTTGAAGGCTATATAGATAAGTATGGAATGCCAATAGATGATGTTATTGAATATTGGGAAGCTGAAGTTGAGTCCTTAAAAAATGATGCTGACGCATTGAACGAATTTTATAGACAGTTTCCTAGAACAGAGTCTCACGCATTTAGAGATGAAAGCAAGCAATCACTATTTAACTTAACAAGATTATATCAGCAAATAGATTATAATGATTCCTTAATTCAAGAACACCACATAACGCAAGGTAGTTTTTATTGGAGGAATGGTGAAATAGATTCCGAAGTAGTGTGGAGGCCTGACATTCGAGGTAGGTTTAGAATTGGGTGGCTACCCCCAAAACATTTACAAAATAGACAAATAAACAAAAGAGGATTAAGATATCCTGCAAATGAACATATAGGTGCATTTGGTTGTGACTCGTATGACATTTCAGGAACAGTAGGTGGCGGTGCATCTAACGGAGCTTTACACGGAGTGACTAAGTTTAATATGGATGAAGCTCCATCGAATCAATTTTTTTTAGAATATGTAGCTAGACCACAAACGGCAGAAATATTTTTTGAAGAAGTTTTAATGGCTTGTGTTTTTTATGGTATGCCAATCCTAGTAGAAAACAATAAACCTAGATTATTATATCATTTTAAAAACAGAGGGTATCGAGGATATAGTATTAATAGACCTGACAAAGCTTTTAATAGATTATCTAAAACAGAAAGGGAATTGGGAGGCATACCTAACTCAAGTGAAGACGTAAAGCAAGCTCACGCTGCTGCTATAGAGTCATACATTGAATCACACGTTGGTTTAGTTAAAGATGATGAGATGGGGTATATGCCTTTTAACAGAACTTTAGAAGATTGGGCAAAGTTTGATATTAGTAATAGAACACGGTTTGATGCAACAATTAGTTCGGGTTTAGCACTGATGGCTACCCAAAAACATAAATATCAACCGGAAAAAAAACAATCAAATATAATTATTAACTTTGCAAGATACAATAACAAGGGAAATTTAAGCGAAATTATAAGATAGATGAAAGATATAAAAATAGACATTTCATCTGTAGGTTTTCCAAGTCAATTTGTTTCTGACGCTGAGAAAGCAACAGAAGAATTTGGGTTACAAATCGGCCAAGCTATTCAGTATGAATGGTTCAAAAAAGATGGAAATCAATGCAGATACTACAATCAATGGAGAGATTTTTACAGGCTCAGATTATATGCAAGAGGTGAACAACCTGTTGGTAAATACAAAAATGAATTAGCAGTAGACTGAGATTTAAGTTATTTAAACTTAGATTGGACTCCCGTTCCTATCATACCTAAGTTTGTGGATATAGTTGTAAATGGTATGAACGATAGATTGTTTGATGTAAAAGCATACGCTCAAGACGCAATGTCTTCTGCAAAGCGTTCTAAGTATCAAGATATGATAGAGGGACAAATGGCTGCTAAAGATGTGTTACAGTTAATACAAAATAAAACAGGAGTAGACCCTTTCTCTATGAACCCTGATGAACTTCCTGAAACTGATGAAGAGCTTAATTTATATATGCAGCTTAATTATAAGCCTGCAATTGAGATTGCAGAAGAAGAAGCAATTAATACAATTTTTGAAGAAAACCATTATATAGATATTAGAAAAAGATTAGACTATGATTTAACCGTATTAGGTATTGCTTGTGCAAAACACGAATTCTTACCGGGTGCAGGTGTTGAGGTTAAATATGTAGACCCTGCAAATATTGTTTATAGTTATACAGAAGACCCACATTTTAAAGATTGTTTTTATTGGGGTGAAATCAAAACTCTTCCTATAACAGAACTAT